CAACAGGCTTGTAACGCGCCACGCTACAAAAGCGCGCTGCACAAATCGATGATATGTTGCTTTTTTCGTAAAGCCAACGTTCGCTGACTTGACGGGTTTACGAAAATCGTCTTCGTATACGAACGATGACGAACGCGACACATACCATAATAGGGCTATTCGGGGGAGTAAGCGCCCTGGCACGGGCTGTAGGCCGAACTCCGTCAACTGTCGACTACTGGCGGCAAACTGGCCGCATCCCTGAAAAGAACCGTGACGAAGTCGCGAAGGCGCTTCTCGTCAGCTTGCCTTCGTCCGTCGAAGCTGTCGTCGCGAAGGCTGTCGCCGGCCAATGACCAACTTGCCCGCGATCGCGCCGAATGAGCCTGTCACCCGTCTCGGATCGCGAGCGGCCGTCGAGATTGTCTCCGACGCGCCAGCGACCGGCGCGCGTGTCAGCCGAACGATCGACATAGCGGCGCCGCTCGTTCTCGAGCTCCCGACTGCGCCGAGCGTGAACGACTGCTTCGGCGAGCATGGCGGGGGCGGGGGTAGGCGCGGCCGGCACGACACGAAGGCTTACAAGGACTGGAAGGGCCATGCGCTTTGGCGGCTGAAGATGCAAAGGCCGACGCGGATCGCGACGCCATGCGTCGTCTTCGGCTCGGTCGATCGCATGAGCGGGTCGGCTGATATCGACAACCGGATCAAGCCGACGCTCGACATTCTCAAAACGGCCGGCGTCTACGCCGACGACAGCCTTGTGACCGGCGTCGCCTTCGTTTGGGCGCCGACGCGCAACGGCATGACGCGACTTCTGATCGTCCCTGCGACGGCGCTTCGCGCAATCTTCCATCCCGCCAATGAAACCGGGGCGACCGGCGGGTGGTTTCTCGAGCCCCTTTCAGAAGAGGAAGCCGCCTAATGGCGATCAACCTGCAAACGCTTCGGCGTGCGGAACCTACGTGTCCGCCCCGACTGCTGATCTACGGCCCCGAAGGGATTGGCAAAAACACGCTCGCGCTTGAATTTCCGACGCCAATTACCTTCGACTGGGAGCGCGGCTCCGCGCCGGGGGCCGTCGTTCTTCGCGACGAAGTCGCCGACTTCGACAGCACGCTAGACGCGATCGGGCAACTCGCGACCGAAGAGCACGAATTTAAGACCGTGATCTTCGACAGCCTCGATCGGCTCGAAGTCATGATCTACGCGAAGGTCTGCGCGAATGAAGGGTGGGCGAACATCGAAGAGCCGGGATACGGCAAAGGCTACTCGATCGCCCTTGGCTATTGGGAAGACTTCATGCGCGCGGTTGAGTATCTGAACACGACGCGCAATGTCTGCCCTGTTCTTATCGCGCACAGCGGGATCGAACGCTTCGACGATCCTTCGACTTCGTCTTACAGCCGCTACGATCTTCGCCTGAAGTCAAAGGCGGCCGGCATCGTCAAAGACAAATGCGACGCGATCCTCTTTCTCAATCAGGACGCCAGCGTTCAGCAAGAGGAAGTCGGATTTAAGAAGACGGTCGGCAAGGCCCTCGGCGGCGGCGGCGATCGCTGGGTTCGAACCGAAGCGCGACCGGCCTTCGCCGCAAAGAACCGTTATGACCTCCCGGCGAAGTTTCGTTTCGAGCGGGGGAGCGGCTTCGAATTCATGCGTCCCTATCTGCCCGGCTTTGACGCCCCGGCGATCGACGGCGACGCGAGCCAGGGCGAGGGCGACAAGAAAGCCGCCTGATTTCCGACCCGACAAAACATCACACACCCAACACGATTAGAGAAAGCAAAGACAATGGCCGCACTACCGCAACAACTGAACGGCGACGAAGCTCCCGAGAACGACTTCGAAGCGATGGACGCCGGATCATATAACGCCGAGATCATCGCGTCGAACGGGAAGCAGAAAGATAACGGGCTGTTCGTGATCGGCCTGCAATTCAAGGTCGGCGACGGCCCGAAGTCGGGGCGTACCTTTTGGCTGAACTTCAACTTCCTTAACCCGAAGTCGGCGGTCAACGCCGAGATAGCGCAAAAGCAACTGAAGCAGATTGCCAAGGCTGTCGGCGTTTCCGTCTTCGAAAATACCGAAGACCTGCACGGCCGCGCCATGAACATCACGATCAAGAGGCGCGAGTATAACGGCAACTTCTCGAATGAAATGTCGAGCGTGCGACCGTATCAAAACGCAGGCGGCAAGCCGGCGGCGAGCACGGCGTCGAAGCCGGCGAGCGCGGCGAAGCAGGGCGCTAACGCCGGCCCCGCGGCCCGTCCCTGGGGCAACCGCTAACGATCCCGCCGGGCGGCGCCTCAACGCCAATCGAACCGCCGCCCGGCGGGCCTAGCGACCGAAGTCACAAGGGGCTGAACAATGACCGCAATAGTCGCGGGCGTGAAGGGAGAGGCTTGCCTTGCCCGCACTCCCTGAAACTCGATCGAGGACGGCGATCGCCGTCGACGCAGCGCAAGAGGCGGATCAGAAGCCGCGGCATGGCTACCGGCTTGCGGCCGGCGGCGTCAACGCCCCTTGCGATCGTCAAATATGGCTGTCGTTCCGGTGGGCAACCGCGCCCGAAGTGTTCACCGCAAAGACGCTTCGAATATTCGAGACGGGCCGCGAATACGAACGCCGCGTTATGCGCTGGCTCGCACAAGGCGGCCTGTCGATCGTCGAGTATGAGGGCGTGAAGGATGACGGCACTCCGAAACAAATCGGCGTGTCATTCGCGCAAGGTCATGGCTACGGCTTTCTTGACGGCGAGGCGACTAACGTTCCCGACGCGCCGGCCGTTGTTCACGTCGTCGAAGTTAAGTCGCACAACGCGAAGTCGTGGGCCGCCCTGAAGGCGCGAGGCGTCGAAGCGTCGAAGCCGGAACACTACGGGCAATTTCAAATGTACATGCACCGGCGCGGCCTTAACCGCGCCGTCTATGCCGCTGTCTGCAAGGACAGCGACGAATTCGACACCTGGCGGATCGAGTACGACCTCGAATTCTGCACCCGCCTGGAACTTCGCGCCGAGCGGATCGCGTTCGCCGATCACCCGCCGGCGCGCGTGTCGGAAGACCCGACTAGGTATCCCTGCACTTTCTGCCGGCAGGCCCCGATTTGCCATCGCCAGGCGTGGCCCGAAACCAACTGCCGAACCTGTCTCTTCATTACCGCCACGAAGGGCGGGGGCTGGCTATGCGAACGCCTGCAAGTCGAGCTCACGCGCGAAGAGCAAGAGCTCGGATGCGGCTCGCACCTTTACCTGCCGAGCCTTGTACCTGGCGAGCAGATCGACGCCGCGCCCGATGGGTCATGGGTCGATTACCGCCTGAACGACGGGACGATCTTTCGCAATCAACCGACAACCGAGGGGGAAGCCCATGTCGAGTAATCCGCACCGCATAGCCGACGAGCTCCGCACATATACCGCGCTCGACTGGCAACGTTTGCGCGAAGCCTGTCACGACGACGACTTCGCGGCGCTGGCAAGCCTGGCGAACCTCGATCCCGATTTCGATCGCCGCGATTGTGAAGTGATCGACCGCGACGAGCAGATCGAAGAGCTTCGCGCGGCGTTGAGCCGTTACGAGCCGACAGAAACGCTCGGGGTTATAAGCGCGACAATCGGCCTTCGATCGGGGCGCGTGTTTGACTATATGACGCCGACGCCCGACATGATCGATATAGATGATATCGCATGGGGGCTCGCCAGAACCGGCCGCTTTGCTAACCAATTGCGCGGCGGCCTGGTCTACTCCGTCGCGCAGCACTCTTGTCTAGTCGCCCTTGCGACGCCGGCAGAGCATCGCCTGGCGGCGCTCCTGCACGACGCGACCGAAGCATATGTCGGCGACATGGTCGCGCCGCTGAAGCAGCTATGCCCCGACTATCGCGTCGTCGAAGATCGCGTGTGGGCAGCAATCTCGGAAAGATTTGGCCTGTCGATCGAGCTCGACCCGTCGGTAAGGGTCGCCGATCTTCGCGCTCTGCATACCGAGAAGAATGCCTTCTCGCCCGACCCGCGCCATGACTGGCCCGGCTTGGAAGAATACCCGCCGATCGCCCTACCGACGCCGCTCTCGTGCTGGGGCGTCGAGCAAGCCGCGCTCGCCTTCCTTTCCGAATTCCGCCGGCTAACCGAAGAGCGGATCGCAGCATGACAATCCTTCGCCCCTATC